ATCTGCCAAGTGAGCCTGTAAGGCTGCACTGGTAGCCGCCAAATTTTGCTGCAATTGCGCGTTCTGCTGAGATTGCACGACCGACGCAGCAGTTATTAACTGTGTCTGTTGCAGGCCCGCCGCAATTTGCTCTTCACTAACCTGCGCCTGTGTGGAAATCTGCAATTGCTGCGTTGCTGATTGCGCTTGAATTTGAGCAAGCGAAGTTGCCGCTTGAATGGTAAGCGCCTTCAAAGTCGAGTCGTTATTATTAGCCTGCTGGGCACTCTGCGCTGCTAGCTGGTCATCCAAAGCCTTCAAGGAAAACGTGCCTTGAATAGTGGCAAGCGCCTGCTGGCCGCCAACTTGCAGATTAGCAATAGCAAGCTGATTTTGCTGAGTGGTAGCTTGTGCGGCATATCCCATGCTCGCCAAAGTTTCCTGTTCGGTAAGTCCACCGGTTGCAGACGTGGTACTAGCACTCGCCGAAGTAGAGCCGCGCGTAAGCAGCAAATACAAAAGGACGCCGCCGATCAAAACGGCGGCGCCGGTCCCATAAGGGTGGCGTTTAATGAAGTTGAAATTAAACTGCATTAAAAGTTACTCCCCGGCGCATTGTTGATAAGGCCCTGCGTAACTACCTGCTGGGGAATTTGGTTGCCAAGAGCGGGTGTATTTATGGCGCCGAGGTTGGGTTCAAAATTCGTCTGCCGCGAAATAACGGCAGGGGCGGCTGCATAGATCAGCGCGCCCCCTTGAATCGAATTCATCGCGTTAGTAGTCCCCGGCACATAAACGTTATTCGCGCTTGCGCTTTGCGTGAAGAAAGTGCGTTGCACATAACGGAATAGATTAAATGCCATGTCAATTCCTTAAAGGAGGGACGACGGGGACGAAATGAAGCTGCTTCCGGTGATGGGAGAAACGGCGGCGCTGATAGCCGTCGCCAATCCGCCAGCACCGGCAGTGATGACGCCAGCGGTGTTCGCGTTTTTGGACACGATAACTGCGAGCGTAGCAACACCGATGATAGCGACAGCGATGGTAACGATGCCCGGCCAAATGTCGTTCATGGGGACTATCCTTTACTGAGAGAGAAAAGCGGAGCTAAAAGAATTGATGTTGAAATTGGACAGCAATGGATTGGATTGCAAAGACAGTCCTGTAGAAGTACCGCTAAGCGTTGGCGTAGAAGTTGACGATAATCCGCCTGTCCCTATGCCGAGTCCAGAAACTAGCTTGTTGAAAAAGCCGCCATTGCTAAGGAACAAAACAACGATGATTAAAACAAGGAACGCATTACTAATTGGTTTTAGCGGAGTGATATAACCCACCGCGCCAACGGCCATGATAGAAAGCAACCAAGCAAAGTAGGAGTGTGATCCCGTGAAATCTTGCTTGAGCATGGCACCCAAATCTTTCTGCGTTCCTTTTACACCGGAGGCAACAAGGATGATCGCAACGGCAATGAGTACAAACGGCATCAGCTTAGCCCCACGATTTTAAGATAGGAAGGAAGCTCACCGCGTTGCACGATGAAAACAAGCCATCCAATAAACAGTGCGCCAAAAATGATAGACGTCTGACTCATTGCCATTGCTCCTAGTTTATGCCGTGACCGCAGCCGGGACTTTCAACAGTCCCGGATACTTGACGCCAACGTAATAGCCAATAACGAGAACACCCGCAATCAGCAGCCAATTTTTCATGTCCATTTTCAAACCCTCTCAATGGTGCGAAGCACCTGAGCCCACAAAAGGGCCACGGAAATTACAAGGATGGTAAGCAGCGCCCAACCGTACACATCCATATCGGAGTTGTACGGCTGTGCGATCCAAGCGCGAACGCGGGGCAGAAGATTTCCCATATTAGCCACCGCTCGGCAGCGAACCCGCAGAAGAAACAAGGTTCATGTAAGAGAACGCTTCGTAACCAAGCAGCGCGATAGCGTTGGCATTTACCACCGATGCATTAAGCACAAGCTGTGTGTTACCCGTCTGAATCGTGCTGATGGGTTTGTCGCGCGATTCCATGGCATAAACGCCAACCGGGAAATCCACGCCGATTTTCACGCGGGCCAGCAATGCGGCTTCCTGTGGCGAGTAGCGCCAGAACGTGGTCTGGTTTGCCGACTGTAAAGCAATCGAGTTCAAATCAGTACCTGCATTCAGCGTGCCGCCATTATCGTAAACCACGATGGTGGAAAGGAAGTCGCGCAGATTGGCGTACGGAATACCGAAGTCATTACCGACGCTCATGCCGCCAAGGCTCGCGCTCTTGATGTCGTAAATGGTGGACAAGTCCTGCATGGGCAGAACGACGCCGCCATTCGAAGTCATCGGAATCTGATCCAAATAATGCTGCAACACTTCCACGGTGACATTTGATACATTACCAGCGGAGCCCGAATAAACGGCCTTCGTCGCATCACCGGTAGCAGCAAAGGCAGCGGTATTGATGGAAAGTTGCAGCGCCATCGTGGACGACACCACATTAGCGAACACTGCACCGCGCAAATCATTCTTGCCATAAGCGAGGGGCACGTAATAACGCATGACAACCGTGGCGCTGGTTCCCGTGGCGATGGTGGCAGGCGCGGAAATCACGTTCCAGTTATTGCCGTAAGCAACGGGCTCATTGGCCTGCATGCCAAAAGCGAGGCCATAGGGCGTGCCCTGGCGGAGCGTGTTGAGGAAATGCATATGCCAACCCGACGTATTGATGCGGGTCTGATTCTGCAAGTCCTGAAACTGGATGTTATCCAGAATGTTGGCGGCGCCGAATGGCGTAAGCGTGGCGGTGGCGCCGCCCGTGTTATTTACCGTCGCGGTGATGTTGACGAAAAAGCCGCGCAAAAGACCAACATTCTGCGGGGTAACCTGCACAAGGTTGGCATTGGCTGCATTGGAAGTGCCGTTGTAAATCGACTGGATGCGCTCAATCGAATTGGCGAGAATGATTTGACGAGCCAAAGCATTCTGCTGCTGCGCGGTCATCTGAGTCTGTGCCGGGGTCGCGGACATTGATGTTTTCCTTACTGGGATTTAGCGGCACAGCCGCAATTGGGGTTGGCAACAAAAAATATTTCGAGGATGTAGCTAGCGATAATTAGCATCAGCAAAATGATCAACCAATTAAACGGATTGCTAATTAGCGCCACGTTAATTGGAATAATTTTAGGCATTGCGATTCGCCTGAAAGTTCTTCCAACCGGTGATGCTGTACGCGAAAACGATGTAGCCAATAAGGGCCATTAAAACGACCGTTACCCAATTAGCTACATTCCAAGTAATCATGTTTTCAGTCATGGCCCTTACTCGTCGGTTAACATTTTGTGAGTCTTCCCTTATATAACACAAGGGGCGATCTAAGTCAATGAATCATAAAAAGAAACGTTTTTTCTGCTTTGGTAAATTGAAGCTGGAAATAATCTGATCTTCTGAGGGAACAGGTTTCCACAATGAAATTTCATCTGCCGCCACGTCATAATAAAGCGAGTGAAAAGCAGGCAGCTTATAATCCTTGGGGAGTGTTGGCAGCATACTTTTCAATGTGTCTTTATCACGCGTATCATTCAAACGAAATACCTGAAAAAAATCAGCCTCGCTAAAAGTAAAGCGAGAAAGACAAACGGGCCGTTGTGAATTGGTAATTACTGGAATCTGTTTTGAACGGCCTTGTGTGTAAATCGAATTGAGAGCATTGCTACGCTGAAACATTTGCCCTTCATCGATAAAGATGCCGGTATTTCCCTGCATCCAAATTTTCCATAAAGCGCGCTCCATCGCTTCGTCGTGTTCTTCAATGGGCAAAGGACGCGTGACATAAAGGCCCGGTTTTTTCGGAATCTCTCCGGGCTCGATTTCAGGCGGATTAATGGCGGCGATTTTATCATCATGCTTTTGATCAACGATCAACCAAGGCTTGGTATGATAATCGCGATGGGAAAGATGCCAAAGACCGGCAACGGATTTCCCGCTGCCGGTCGAGCCCACTATAACTATGCGCTGATTGTCATTGGGTAACCGGGTTGACATGGACAAAGTTTCCATCAAATACAGCGCCATTATTTTTCGCTTCGGCAGCTTTCCGTTTCGCCTCGGCCTTTTCCTTACGCTTGCGATTGATAACGATATAAGTACGCGGTCCATAAATCGATGCCGCCACCATCCCCAAATTAATCCAAGCCATCGTCTCAGGGGAAATCGTCATCTCATAATGCTGTTGAACATTGACGAGTGCTTTTGCAATCTGTTTCGACTCGTCTTCACTGATGGCAAATTCTTTTGCTTCCAATGCAATCGCTGCCATGGCGTGAATGCCATACAGCATTTTTTCGAGTCCTGTTACATCCACCTTACCTTGCGGCCCGGTTTTGCTGCTGGTTCCGCTGGTAGCGTTTTTTGAACCGGGAGGGCGTCCGCGACGTTTTCCGCTACCTGCGGCATTAGCTGTTCCGGCGCTACTGCTTCCCCCGCCACCGTTTCCAGTTCCGTTACCGAGCCCAAAACTTCCGGGGTCAAACGCTGCTCCCGTTCCAGGGCTAGCGTTTCCAGCATCGCGGTCTGGTCCGCTAACTGCGAACGGATCGTTGATAATTCCGTCTCCTGCCATGTTACGCTCTCCCGTAGTTCTTCAATGGAATATTCATGCTGATTAATATCGCCTTGTACTTCGGCGATAGTTCCAGCGGCTTCTAATTCGGCCTGTGCGGCCACCGTATTAGCAAGGGCCACCGCTGCATTGGCGGCGGCTACAACCTCGCTATTGGGCGCGACAGGAACAATGACCGGTTCCACGCCCACATTTAGCGGATCAATTTCACCGGGTGGTGCAACTTCGATCACTACGGGCGCTTCACTCATGGGGAGGTTCCAAATCAGGTGAAAGAGCGGGAACAACAATGGGGCCGCTTAAAGCATGCGAAGAAGCAATAACGGTTCCTTCGATGGTAACAGCCTCGCCTTTAAGAGCCGCGATTTCAGCGCGCATTTCAGCGAGCGTCGCATGCATCTTCTGAAATTCTCCATAAAGAACCTTGATGTTATTATCAACAATTTGAACCGTGCTGATAATGCTTCCAATAGTTTCTTTGATGCTTTCCGGCGTCATGCCTGCCGAAGCAAGAATATTCTTGAACATATCTTCAAACATAAATCACTCCTATTTAAATGGCGGTGGAAATACCGCCGGTTGCGATAAGGTAAAGAGTACCTGCTGTTTTATCGGCGGAGGTAGACCACGCCAAAGCTTGGGCTACACCAGTCGAGTAATAATGCACATCGCCCATATCGAAGATATGAAGCGGTCCGGCGACAGAGGGCAAAGGAAAACGCGCAATTTCCGTGGGACCGTCCGTGATCGACAAATACGAACCTGCGGGCCAAATGGCATCATCGCTGCAATAGGCGCGAATGCGATTGAAATAGAACTTGAAAGAGCCGCCCGCAATAAGCGTACCGGAAGAAACACCCACGGCAGCTTGTTCGGAATAAATGGCCGATGCTTTCAAGTCCAAAACTTTGGCCGTGTTATTGACCAGCATTTCCTGCGACGTTTCTACGCCGTAGGTTCCAATGATGGCGGCAAGTGTGGTGTCGGTTACCTCAGTCGGACCACCGGGACCAGAAGCAACAGCGGCAGACCACGTGCACGCAACGACGGGGAAATTCAATACCTCAACAGTGGCGAATGTTCCACCGCCACTGCCAATGGTGAGAGAACCATTCTGCCCATTAAAGAGCATGGGAAAATAACCCTGCGCATTGGGCGGACAAATAATTACCTGTCCCGTGGTGTTATTAGTGACAGAAAGAGTCTGCGCACTTTTAGAGTTGTCAATAAAAAGCGCCTGCGCATCAATGAAGCCACCATTAGCAATCATCGTCGTAAGATCGACATTGATTTGCTGAGTGGCCGTAAAATCACAAGGAATTTTTACAAACCTCGGACCACCACAGGGAAATTTATTGACATTCGTTGCAATTGAAGCCATCGCCAGACCGGACATGATTTATTCCTTATGCGTTAAAAAGATCGACAATATTTTGTGCCGTACAACTAAACGCAGTCAGCGGCTTTTGGTAATTGACCGGTGGCGGCGGAGGTAAAACAAAGTCTACAACACCTATGGAGAATTCGGGACAGCCCCATGCAGGATTAAGACAATAGGACGAATTAGGCGCGTTATGCCAACCCGTATTATTGACAAGATAAAGACCATCGAGTCCCCAAACAATTTCGCTGATATTTGGGCCATTCGTTGGAATGCCCGGATCAACGTTCCATTCGACAAGCTCTGGATCACAGCTAAAAATGATGGGCTGATATGTCGCGTTCACCATATCAATTAAAAAAGAGCCGCCATTCCTATTCCATGCTGTCATAGTTGTGTCGCCTGTAAACAGCGCCAGTGAAGCAGGATAAAAAATAGCGAATCCATTTGGAAGCCAACAAACATGCCCATCATAATTGATGGATTGAAACGGCATATAACAAGGATCAACATTCCCAAGAAAAAGTTTTGCTTGATTTCCCGGATCGATGGAAGGAGACGAACTATTTACCGTCGTTACCATTTGCGCCAGCGTCAACGCAAATGTTGGAGTGAAATAAGGACGCACTCCGGGATTACCGAATTCATAACAGGTTCCTATATCCGACGTGGTAGGAAGACTAGAATAACTAGTGAAATCTATATTGTCGGGAGGAACAAGATTTAAGCATTGATTAAATCCACTGAACCCATTATCAACGCTCCAAAATTGAGTAACGCTCGGATCGATGTTAACGATATTAGCGCCCCAATTGACGTCATCTGGAAAGGCGCCAAAGCCATTCAAGAAAATGCACTTGACATTTACGGGCAAATCAAATGTGGCCGGAAAGGGCTGCCCACAACTCCCGTTCGATCCTTGATGATAGGCGACGGGACTAATTACTTTATATACCGACGAACCGCCGCGATAATATTTACCGGGAACAAGCGGCTGGATGGTAGTAAAGCGAATGGTGCTGTCATTAAACAAAGTGACAATAACGGATGTTGTTCCAATGCCACCGCCATCGGCCACAAAACTAACACCGAAATTATACATGCGATAAGGGTCGCCAACCTGATCGTATTCAAATTGCTGACATAGCGCCTCACGATTAAATGAGGCCGAATAAAGATAGGCGCCCCCATAATTCTGCGATCCATAATTAATAATGAGTCGCGCAATCGTGCCAGATTGAGTGATTTGGCCCGAACGCTGCGCCGTCGTCATCGTATTAATACCCGCATAAGGAAAGGTATTAATCAGCGGCGAATAGGGAAGCACATTGCTAAAGTGAATTTTGATGGGCGCCGGAATCAGCGTCATCGGGCGATTAGCCATGAGTTACCCCTTTAACCCCAAGCTCATTAAGTGCGGTGACAATCTTTTGCTCATAAGCCTGCGTCGCGCCCGGCCCATTATAAATCGTCGCAAAATGCCATCGCGCCATTTGATCGTCGGCCAATTGCTGCACCGTATAATCGAGATGCTTGGCATTAAAGAATTTATTAAGCGATGTTTTTTGAATAACAACATCCGTCAAATACGGACCAAGCGTGCCCGTATAACCGCAGATATTGGAGTCATACAAATTGAAGCCCATGATTTGAAACAAGCCAAAGCTCATGGAGTAAATAGCCTTGGAAGTCATGTCGCTACAATTGTTGAATTTTTTGATGTTGGCAAGGACATGCACATCAAATGAGCCGTTGAAAATACCGGACTCAAATCGCACTGCATCTAGCTGACCGCTAGATTCGATGCGCTGTACCACGTCTGCGGGAGTGATGCTTGCGGGGATGGGTGACGACATGGTATCCTCTGCCCTTGGGGCCGTTCACGGATGATTCACGGTTGAGCATACCACAAAAAAGCCCCGGCTGCATCCGCACATGCACCGGGGCTGAGCCACAAAGGAGAATCGAGGGGTGGCTAAAAGGAAGTCTAATCCACTTGCAAAACTTTTGCAAGAGGCAAAGCGTTATCAAGCAGACCAAAAGAAAATCCGGCTCAAGAATAAAAAGCTTGCGCAACGGGCCATTACTAAAGCTGCTGATGATGACTTAATCGCCAAATGGCGGGCACTTAATAAAATAGGTGCTATCTCTGCGAAAGCTTCGCCTGCTAAAAAGAATCTGACAAAACACAGGCGTGCTGAAATTCGTAAGGCTTTTGATACAGTTCAAAAGCAAACTCATTATAGCAAAGGTGTTGTTTTCCGTCCGTTACAGAAGGATGTGGAAATCACTAAGCGCATCTATCGCGATGCGCGCACAGGAAAGCGCGTCGAAAAAATAACGCAGAAAGTGCGCTATGATTTGACAGATCACTTTCGCATGGTAAAATCAAAGAACAAACCCAATGTGAAAACGGGGATCGTCAAAACTAAGAAAGGATATCTAGTCGAAACAACTCACGCTAATACACGAGTACGAATCGACAAGAAAGGAAATGTGATTGAAGAAACATCCGTAGGAACGCGCAAAGTAAAGATTACGCGCGAAGGCATCACCGGAAAAGAGATTCTAAAATTAGCTGAGGAAATAAAAGCAGGCAAATTCAAGATACCTCCACACACTGCCCTCGCATTACATCATTGGGGAACGGCGCGCGCTAAACAGTCTTTTGCATGGAACGATTTAGACTCGCTCGCTTATCTCATAGAACTATACGAACGGCGAATGAGTGAAAAAGAATTTGAAAACTGGATCGAGTACACCGAAATTAACCTAGAAGATATCGGGCCTCAGATTCGCAGACAGTAACAACACATACTTTGGAGCCACCGCAATGGCCGCAAAGAAACGTATAGCCGTTGTCGATCTTGAAACGGACCCGTTTTTATTCAATCGCGTTCCCGCTCCATTCGCTGTCGGGTTTTACGATGGTGAATGCTACGAGCAATTTTGGGGTGATGACTGCATAGAGCAATTCATGCAGTTCATAGAACGCTATGAACAACCTCTGATCATCTACGCACATAATGGTGGCAAGTTCGACTTTTGGTTCATGGAACCATACATGTCGAATCCGCTGTTCTTTATTCATGCACGCCTTGTCAAGGGAGCTTTGTTTCATCATGAATTACGTGACTCATATGCGATCATGCCCATTCCCCTGAGCGCATATAAGAAAGATGAAATTAGCTATGATATTTTCGAGTATCCCATTCGCGAAAAGCCCGCGAACAAGAGAAAGATTAGTCACTACCTAGAGGGTGACTGTCGCTATCTACATGAAATGGTCATAGCATTCATTGAAAAGTTTGGCCTGCAAATCACCATGGCATCCACCGCCATGAAGGAACTGCGCAAACTTCATCCACAAGAAAACAGGGGAGAATTTCACGACGATCATTTTCGCCCTTGGTATATGGGCGGGCGTAATGAATGCTTCGCCTCGGGTCAACAAACCGGAACACTGAAACTGTATGACGTTAACTCGCTCTATCCCTATGTCATGGCTAACTTCGATCACCCCATCGGCATGGCATATCGCACAAATATCTCGCTACCTAAGAGCGGTCTGTATTTTGCGGAAATCGATGCTTGGTCAAATGGTGCTCTACCCGTCGCCGATAAACATGGGCTACATTTTCCCGTCGGTGAAGGTCGCTTCCTCGCATGCAGCCATGAGATTGAAGTCGCTAGAGAATACAATCTACTAAAGATTAGAAAAGTACATCGCGTATTCCAGCCTCGCGAAACACAACGATTCAAAGGCTTCGTGGATAAATTCATGAAAGCCAAGATCGAGGCAGAACTAGCTGGCGATATGAATGGGCGATTACATTCAAAACTTATTGGTAACTCAGGGTACGGTAAATTTTCGGCCAATCCACGCAAGTACAAAGACGTCAAGATTTTTAAATCTATCGAGGAAATGCAAGATGCAGCGTCCGATGGCAACGGCACATTTGAGTACGCGGGGCGATTCGGTGGAGATCGTTTTATTGGGAAACGTCCTGCACCCATTACTAGCCACAGCTTTTGGGACGTTGCCATTGGAGCATCTATTACAAGCGCCGCCCGCGCTGTTCTACTTCGCGGCATATGCGAATCAGAGAGGCCCCTATATTGCGACACTGATTCTATTGTCTGTGAATCGCTAAACATGCCGCTTCACGCGACGGAAATAGGCGCGTGGAAACTTGAGGCTGAATTTGATGTGATCTATATCGCAGGCAAAAAATTGTACGCCGCATTTAAGAACGGGGAAGGCGTCAAGAAAGCATCCAAGGGCGCGCGGCTCGACTATCACACTATCCGTGATGTTGCAATGGGTGAAACGGTTATCCATGAATTCGACGCACCATCCATGCGACTTGGTTCCGAGGCAAAATTTATTCGTAGAAAGCTTGTATCTACGGCGCGGCGGTGATATGATTTGTTTGCAGTGGGAGGGGTCAAATTTAACTGTACCTCTGACGAGTATCAGCGAATGACCCCTCCCACGGGCTAGCAAATTCCATACCAACTTTCAGAGGGATTCAAAATGTCCGACGCACAAGCCAATATCGTTTCCAAGCTCTCCCTTAAGGCCGCTGGCGTTCAGCCCAAGCGCGGCTCCATCAAGGAAGGCGAACCGCAGGACCTTGCCGTTGTCATCGGCGCCTGCCGCAAGTCTGATACCGTGCAGACCACCTTCGGTGATTCGGATCGCTTTATTGGCGACTTCGAAATGACCAACATGGCGACCGGTGAAGTTTTCCGCTCCACCAAATTGTTTCTGCCGGATATCTTCGGCGAAGCGATGGTCAATCAGCTTAACGCGCGTGACGATGGCGATGATTCCGCCGTGGAATTCGCTGTCATCATCGGCGTGAAGTATCAGGAAAAGGGCGGCTTCGGTTACGAATACACCGTGCGCCCACTCGTCGCTACCAAGCAGCGTGATTCGCTGGCCCATCTGCGCGAGGCTGCACTTGCCGCGCTGCCTGCGCCGGAGAAGAAGGAAGAGGAAAAGCCGACCACTGGCAAGGGCAAGAAGTAACTAACGCGTAATAAGAAAAAGGTTTCCCCTGGCCGACTTTCTTTCCCTCCCGTTTGCCTCTGGCCGGGAGGGATTCTTTTTTCTAGGGTTCACTTTTAGGAGTCACCGCAATGGCTAAGAAAAATGTACTCACTTATTCTTGTGTTGTTATCGCGGAGAAGTTTTTGAAGTCTCCTTTTGCGCTGGGCGCGATGATCAACAAAAAGGGCGAGATTGTTATCTCGTTGCGTGGGTGATATGGATAATAAACCGCTCATTCTTGAAGACTTGTTAATTGCATGCCTGAAAAATCCACTCGGTTTAACTGGCACTGAATTAACTGCGTTTCTAACTCGGTTGACAAATGTTGATCATGATGCTGCCGTTCGCGTGATGCTTAAGGCGGTGGCATGAAGGACTATCATGTTTTCATCAAAGCGTCAAATGGTGAGGTTACTTTTATTGCTATACGCGCCGCTAATTTTTATGCCGCTATTGACAACGCCGAGCAAGCTACCATCCTCGATGAAGAGATTGTCGGTATAGTGGAATTGGTAGGTGGAAAATCTACCTATCTTTTGGCGCCGGGATATATGGATGCGGCACGGCAACAAAACGAACTCCCTTTTGATCGCACTACACTAGAAGCATTTGAAGAGGAGAGATTTTAATGACAAATCCACTCTGTTCCTGTGATGGTGAATTACGGGGGCTTCATGTCTTCATCGGTTCCAATCACTATATTTTAACTCGCATGGAAGCTTGGCAACTTCGTGAAGAACTTTCTAGGGTGATATCTGAAT